GGTCGAAATAGTAAGATTACCGGGGGAACGTTATTACGTTAAGGGAACGTGTAAAGGAGATACGGTAAAACTTTACACTGAAAGGACGATTAAAAAGGTAGACCGGAAAGCCGATGAAAAGACGGAAAAGGCCGCAATGGTGATTATTAGCATTTTAGGGTTAGCTTTACTGGCGGTAATCCTAAAGAAATGATAACTACCCACCACCGCAACAGCCATACCCTGCACGTGCCGGGTAGCCGCATCAAGCTTTACCTACTTTCGGACCTGCACTGGGACAACCCGCACTGCGACCGCAAAGCACTTAAAAAGCACCTGGACCTAGCCAAAGAGGAAGGCGCAAAGGTCGCCATAAACGGCGACTTTTTTTGTTTAATGCAGGGCAAGTACGACCCAAGGCGCAGCAAAAAGGATATTCGACCCGAACACAATAAGGTCAATTACCTAGATGCCGTCATTGAAGACGCGGTGGGCTGGTTCGGGGACTACGCCGATACCATTATTTTTGTAGGCTATGGAAACCACGAGACCGCTATTATTAAAAACGTGGAGACGGACCCTTTGCAGCGGTTCGCTGACCTATACAACTACACCCACAAGCCGAACATACCGCTTACAGTCGGGGGCTACGGTGGCTGGCTTACTTTACAGTTTAAGTGTTCCACATTTGACAAATCGTACAAAATCCATTATTATCACGGTAGTGGCGGTGGCGGACCAGTCACACGAGGCGTAATACAAAACCAGCGTAAAATGGCCGACGTAGAGGGTGCGGATTGCATTTGGATGGGCCACGTACACGAACTGTACGCTATGTACCAAAGCAAAGCCGGGCTAGACGGCAGGCGCGTGCCAATCATTAAAGACGTGCTGCACGTGCGTACTGGAACCTACAAAGACGAGTACAGCGACGGGGCTTTCGGCTGGCACGTAGAACGCGGGGCACCAGCCAAGCCAATCGGCTGTATAACGGTGGACTTTTACCTACGCAAAAGCCAAGGTAAACGCACTTTGGACGTTTTCCCGCAGATATTGACCGAAAACAATTACAACCGTTAAGAATTTATAGCCTAGTATTGCAGTGTTAACCAACACTAACAAACAATGGCAAATAAATTTATTAACTGGATTGACAAAAAAGGCGTGCCTATTATGGGCTTCGTCGTTATGACGCTGCTGGCAGTTTTGGCGGCAGTAACCATTTACCGTATGATTTTTACTTACACAGCATGAAAACCGCAACCATTCAACACGCAGCCGGAGACGGCACTTGGGAAAGCGCCTACGGCCTTATGTACTCTTATGAGCTACACCTATCCAACGGTGAGCATATTAAGGTAAACGCCAAAAAGGCTAACGCCTTTGCTTCGGGCCAGCAAATCAATTACGAGCTGACTGGTAAGACCGATAAAAACCAAACGCCTTTGGCTAAAATCGTAAGCGACTTTAACGCACGGCCGCAGGGCGGTGGTTATACGCCACAAGCTCCCGCAAATAATGCGGGTGGTAAAGACCGCAGCATTTTAATACAAGTGGCTTTTAAAATGGCTATGGACCGCGTGAACGCAGACCCGACCATGAAAGTAACCGAAGTGTACGAGCTGGCAAAGTTCATGTACGACCAAATGAAGCAAGCACATGAGCAATTTTAGCACACCAATGGCGCAGGAACTTGAGGTGTACATCGAGGGCCAGCTGTCGCTAGTGCGCAGCAAAATGGAAGGCGCCGACCCAATGGAAGCGAGCGACCTATGGGGGCAAATGAAGCAGCTGCAAAAGCTGAAGACTTGGCTGCATTACTGGGAAGGTCAAACACGCAAGCGATGACCCACGAGCTAACCCTTTGCGACCTCAACCTAGAGGACCAAATAATAGTAGAGGTCTACCGCGACTGCGACGAAGACGGCTGCACCGTCCGCGTGCATAACTGGAACCTATTTATAGGCGGGCACGTAGTGCAGCTGCCTAAAGAATTGCGGGAGAAAATCTACCCGATGCTGGACGACTACGCTGCAGACCTTGACCCCTTCGACTCGTGAACGTAAAACAAAAAGGTAACCGATTTGAGCAGGCCGTAGCGCGTAAGCTGCGGCAGCTGTTCCCAAATGTGCGCACAGCGCGCGAGTGCAACAAATGGCTAGACGCCCAAGGCGTTGACTTTGTAGATACTTACCCGTTTCAAATTCAAGCCAAGCACGTAGAACGCGGCCTAGACCCGCACGCGGTGCTTGAAAAGATGCCCGAAACCGACGGTATGTACAATGTAATACTATGGAAAAAGAACCGCAAGCGCACGCTGGTAGTTATGACCATAGAAGACGCCGAGGAAATCGCATGGATGCTAAAACGCGAACGTATCTTATGAGCGAGGTAGTGCGACAACCAATGCTGTTTAAGTTCTATTACCAGTACAGCGACGGAACATTAACGGACGTGCTTTTAGAGTTCCGCGGTAACGTCGAAGCAGAACGCTGGGCAAAGACCGAGTTTATAGGCTTGCACTATTTACGCCATGAACGGATTTCGTAAATTTATAGAACGAAGCGAAAGCAAGGGCTTTGATATGCGAAACCTGCGTAAAGAGCTGGAGCAGGTCGAGGCCGAAATGGCGGAGCTGCGCCACCAAGCGGAGTTATTAGAGCGCCTAGCGCTTTACATTACGCGTAGCAAGCACCACGCTAACACGTTTTACTGGGCCAAGCATTTGGAACGGGAAAAACTTATTTGGGAACTAGGGGACGATTTCGACCCCTTAACATGGGAAACGAATTTTAATATATGGAAGCGATAGACGGAATTACTGACCCATACGCTGCGGCGTTATGGCTCGAACAACAGCTTAAAGATGCAAACGGCTTTTACCACAAGGGCCGTTTTTTTGTCGCCGAAGGGCACGAGTACAAGGAAATTACTAGGGACGAGCTAGCCGCGGTTTGCTTTGACCTGCTAAAGTCCAAAGGCACGCAAGCAAAGACCACATATATTATAGATTACCTAGCCCATAAGCTCACCGACGACACCGTAAGCGTGGATATTGTACCCTTTCAAAACGGGTATATTTCCGGCGGCAAGTTTATTACCGACCTACGCTATAAGGTCCCGCAAAAAGTAACGGAAGTTATACCTTACGACTTTGACGTATTGGCTTTCCCAGTCAAATGGCTGCAGTTCCTAGAAGACGTATTTAAAGGCGACGACGACGCACACCAAAAGACCCAGCTTATACAAGAATGGTTCGGGTATTGCCTAGACCGTAGCCTAAACCTACACAAAGCCCTAGTGCTTTACGGGGACGGCGGCAATGGCAAAAGCGTTATACTGGACGTACTAGCTGCTATGGTACCATACGTTACACGCTTGGAGTGGCACGAGCTGAACGAGCAGCGCAACCTAGAGCGCTTAGCAGGCAGCTGGGTAAACATAGCCACGGAAATAAGCTACAAAGACAGCACCGGGACTACGGGCTTTAAAAAGGCTGTGGCAGGTGAAACACTAACGGCCAACCCGAAATACAAAAAACCGTTTGATTTTAAGCCCTACGCAAAGTTTGCGTTTGCGACCAACGGTTTACCAATGGTGGACGACGTGAGTAACGGCGTATTTAGGCGGCTTATGGTAATAAGCCTTAATAATAGCTTTATAGGGCGTGAGAACTGGGGCCTTACGGCCGAGCTTATTAAGGAAATGCCGGGGATTATTCAGTGGGCGCATAATGGACTACTGCGGCTATACCAAAACAAAAGCTTCACCGACGTGCCCAGTAACGTGGTCGAATTGCAGGAATTTAGAAGGGCCATAAATAGCCTACAGTCATTCCACGACGAGAACATAAGTATGTACGAGGGGCAGGAAATTAGCTTTAGCGAGTTCTACCGGAGCTACACCAGCTACTGCCACGACACGGGTAACCGACCCTTTGCTCGTAACAAAGTCCGTTCAGTAGTTAATTCGCTTGGACTTAAATTAATGGTTTACACAACGAGCGATAACGTGCGCATGGTCAAGGCGTTAGCACCCATTAACCCAGATGCTAAACCCTTCTAAAAATTAATTACTCACAACTACTTTTTTATAAGTTTATATATAATGAGTAGTAGTGTAGTGGTAATATGTTTATTTCCAAAAAGTAGTTACTAGTAGTTAATCTGGTTAATTCATGCCCAACTATCTAAAGCACCACGCACACCGTAAGCGTATAGTGGCCAATAACCCGCTGTACGCGACTACCAAATGGCGTAAGTACCGAGCAGCCCTACTAATGCGCAGAGGTGGGCAGTGTGAGGCGTGCGGTACTGTACCTATGTTCGACCGTGAGCTACACGTTGACCACATAGTACCAATAGCAGAAGGTGGCGAAGTGTACAACGAAGCGAACCTACAAATACTGTGCATTCAATGCCATGGCAAGAAGACAGCAGGCGAACGGGGGTGGGGTCCTATCTCAAAGAAAGAGCAGGCAAATTCCACCGACGCCTTTTACTTTCACCAAGGAAAGGGGCAGAACCCCCCGGAAACGGTGTTTTAACAAAATCAAAACCAATAATTGCCTTAACCTTATTAAAATCAAAACATGAACGAGGAACTAGCTCGCTGGGAGCGCATTAAACTGGAGTGCGAGAAAAGCATCGACACGCACGGTGCAATTATTGAAGCGGTAACCGACCGCGGCAAGCCAGTGCTTCGCAAGAACCCAGCAATCGAAACATTACAAAAGGCGCAGGCTGAAATCGAGAAACTACGCAAGACGCTAGCCAATGACCTCAACTTGGACTGAAAATATAATCGAGCGCTATTGCGTACTTACCGAAGACGCGGGAGCAGGCAAGCCGGTACAGCTTATGGACTGGCAACGCGGGCTAATCCGGGACGCGGAAGGTAAGCGCATGGTATGGCTAGAAATCCCGCGTAAAAATGGGAAGTCCGCGTTTATTGCCATGCTCGCTATAGCGCACCTACTCAAAGGGTTTAAGGACGGCACTAACCCGCAGGTAATCCTAGCGGCCGCTACTAGGGAGCAGGCAGGTATTTTGTTTGGCTACGTGCGAAACATGATTTTGCTAAACCCGCAGCTGCAAAAAGTTTTAGAACCTTTTCGAAAGGAAATACGTTTAAAGGGTAAGCCCGGCTACCTAAAGACCATTACCAGCGACGGCGGCAGTAACCACGGACTAAACCCGTCCCTAATCCTTTGCGACGAAATTCACAGCTGGAACGAGGTAAAGGGTCCGGAACTGTGGGAAGCCCTGCGCACGTCAATGGCGGCACGACCCAGCCAAATGATAGCCATAACCACGGCAGGCAGTGCGTACAGCTTTGCCCACAAATGGCACGAGTATGCGCAGCGCGTAGCGGAGCAGCCCGAAATAGACCCAAGCTGGTTAACTATTATTTACGGGGCAGCGGACGACGAAGACCCGCACAGCCCAGAGGTATGGCAAAAGGCTAACCCGTCGCTAGGGGTAACGGTGACGTACCAGTACCTAGAAGAATTAAGCAACACGGCCAAGCACGACGAGCCGACGCTATTAAGCTTGCGCAAGCTGCACCTAAACCAGTGGGCAGGTAGCGCGCAACCCTACATCGAGCTAGGTAAATGGCTAAAATGCCAAGGACCAAGGCCGAAAACGCTAGACAAATGGCGCTGTTTTTTGGGCGTAGACCTTGCCGCGGTGAACGACTTTACTGCTTACGCCGTGGTTTATTTCAATGGCGAGCGTTTTTATACGCAGCAATACTATCAAATTACTGACCACGCAATGAGTAAGCGCAAGCAGAAGTACCCTAACCTTGTGCGCAACTGGATAAAAAATGGCAGCCTAGACGTGGTTAAGGGCGAGGTAACGACCACCGACCACCGCATAGCAATGATTGAGCAGATTATGGAACAGCACCCGGTTGAGGGTATTTT